CAAACGCTGATAGAGCAGTTTGTGCAATCGCATTTGGTGGAGACAAAACTGTATCAAGTGGAACTTTTACAATTCAATTCCCAGCAGCAGACGCATCAAACGCAATCCTTCGTATAGCGTAGAGGTAGCGACGGATGTCCGTTACTAGAACCTTTACAGTAACGGTAGTCAGTACCGGTTCAGGAAATAAATATTTTATAGACGGTGTACAACAAGCTACTTTAAATTTAGCAGAAGGTGGTACGTATAAATTTGATCAATCAGATAGTTCAAATGGTAATCACCCTTTAAGGTTTTCAACAACCAGTGGTGGTACACATAGCGGTGGTTCAGAATACACAACTGGTGTAACTACAAATGGAACACCTGGAAATGCTGGAGCTTATACTCAAATAGTTGTAGCCACTAGTGCACCTACTCTTTATTATTATTGTACACAACACTCGGGAATGGGTGGACAAGCAAATACTGTTGACGATAACACTTATGGAATGTGGGCATGGGGTACTAATGAATGGGGTGATCAAGGTCCTATTGAAATAACTTTAAGTGGACAATCTGCTACAACCTCACTAGGTACTTTAACAATACAAACTGCTGTTCAAATTACAGGACAGGAAGCAGAAACAGATCTTGGTTCATTAACTACAACTCAACTTACAAACGTAGCACTAACAGGATTACAAGCACAAACAGAACTTGGAACTTTTGATAACGCAGGTACGTTAGTTGGTTGGGGTAGAAACGGTTGGGGTGAAGAACCTTGGGGAGATTCGTTTAATAGTTTAGTTCAACCAGCAGGACTTAGTGCAACATCTAGTGTTGGAAGTGTCACTGCTTTTGATACTACAACTGTTACACCAACAGGGTTGAGTTCTACTTCTGCTGTAGGTAGTTTAGGTTTTATTATAAGTCCTATAGTTATACCCACAGGATTACCACTTACATCTAACGTTGGTGCTCCTTTAATAACACAAGCCACTGTCGGATTAACTGGTTTAGGTATGACTTCTACGGTTGGTGGAATAGTTCTAGATGCTTTAATAGTTGAATTAGATGGTCTATCTACAACTTCATCTGTGGGATCTTTATCAGAACAAATTTCTCAAATTCCAACAGGAGTACAAGCTACATCTTCTGTAGGAACTTTGGTTCCTGAAATAGGAGTACCGTTAACAGGTCTATCAACTACTTCTGCTGTAGGCTCACTAAGTTTTGTATTTTCAATAGACCTTACTTTAACCGGTGTACAAGCAACAACTGAATTAAATGATGACCTTGTTCTTCAATACTTTGGAAAAATTACACCTAAAGATAGTACAGGTTATACTACTAAGACACCTAAAAACAGTACAGGTTATACTGTTAAAACGGCATAAATATGTTTGACTTAGAACTAAATAAACAATATAAATAAAACAATCAGGAGTACAAAACTATGGCATCAACATTTACAGACCTTGGCCTAGAGCTAATGGCAACCGGCGAAAACGCTGGTACTTGGGGAACAAAAACTAACGCAAATTTAAGTCTTATTGAACAACTTACAGGTGGTGTCTTAAGTTTAGCTGTTGCAGGATCAGGAACTACAGCTTTATCAATAGCAGAGGGTGCTTTAACAGGTACTGCTCAACACAGAATTATAGAATTAACAGGTGCTCTTACAGGATCTAGAATTTTAACATTTCCTCTTCTTACGGAAACTTTTTACATTATTAAAAACGGAACTACTGGTGCAGAAACATTACAATTAAAAGCAGTATCTGGTTCAGGTGCAACAGTTACTTTTGCAGCAGATAACAAAGGTTATAAACTTATTTACCTTGATGGTGTTGCAACAAACACTGGTGTTTTTGAAATGCCTTTTGGTACTTCTTCATACACTCCTTCAGATTGGCTTACTAAAACAGGATCATATACAGCATTAGATCAAGATAGAATTTTTGTAGATACAAGTGGAGGAGCAGTTACAATAACTCTTCCCGCATCACCCGCTGTAGGTGCTCAAGTAAATTTTGTGGATTCAAGGTATACGTTTGACACTAACGCATTGACTGTCGGAAGAAATAGTTCTAAAATAGCTAACGCAGCAGCAGATTTGGTAGTTAATACTGAAGGTGCAGCATTTGGATTGGTTTACTCTGGTGCAAATGTAGGTTGGACATATACGGAGAAATAATATTATGGCAAATTACGAAGCAACTAAATATAATTTTAATGGATCAGACCTTACAGGTATTGAAGGTACAGCTACAGGTACAATTGTTGAATGGTCAGCAGCATCTCTTCCTACAGGATTTTTAGAATGTAATGGTGCAGCAGTTTCAAGATCAACTTACTCTGCATTATTTGCAATCGTAGGTACTACTTACGGTGCAGGTGATGGATCAAGTACTTTTACCTTACCTAATTTAGCAGATAACGTACCAGTTGGTAAATCAAATAACAAAGCTTTAGCTTCAACAGGTGGAGCAAATACTGTAGCTGCAACTGGAAACGTTGGTGGTTCAACAGCTAATGCAACTTTATCAACAGCACAACTTGCTTCTCACTCGCATGTACCTAATTTTAAGTATCCAGGCTCAGGTGGTACAGGATTTGTGTTAAGTCCTGGTCCAGCAGGTAATGTTATCAATAGTCTTGTTAATAATACAGGTTCAGGTTCAGGTCACTCCCATAATATGAGTGCAACTTTTTCAGGTGATTCAACTTCAGTTTTACAACCTTACATAGCATTAATTTATATTATAAAAACTTAGGAGAAAATATGACAACACAAGCAAATTGGACAGTAGTATTCGAAGATAAATGCATTATTAAAAATTATGCAGAGGGTGCTAATAAAGGTGTTGGATACATTATTGATGATGATTCTTTCTGGTCTGATTCTAAATTCTCAAATATTTGGGCTATTCAACATGAAACATCTATTACTTCTGATGAAGTAGAATATAGAGATGAAACACCTCATTCATCGTTTGCTGATGCAAACATTGGAGACATTAGCCAATTTACAACTAAATGGGATTCAGCACACTTAGTTCAATTACAATCTGATTGGGATGATAGTAATGTTGATGGTGAAACTGACGCTGAAAAAATTACTAGATTAGGTGCAAGACCTACTTCTTATTCTTCTTAATTATCTCAACATCATCCAAGAAGTTAATATATATTTCTCACCAGACAATGGTGGATTTCCTCTATGTAAATAAGGAAATGCTGCAGGCCAAATAACTATTCTGCCTGTTTTAGGTTTTACTCTTTTTGAAAAATGTAGAAATTCTGTTTCTCCCCCATCTTCAACATCATTTAAATATATAGAAAAAACAAAAGCCCTGGGTTCATTGCTAAATCCTTTTCCATGTTCTATGTGCCAAACGTGGTAGCCTTCTGTCGGCAAAGTTTTTTGTATTTTTAAATCTGTAAAATGAAAAGGAACTCCATAAGCCGAATCAGCCCCTGTATTTTTAGTATAGTGATTCCATGCTAAGTCAAAGTTAACCATCATAGGTTTTAAAGACTCCCACCACAAATCTAAATTAAAAGGTGCTGCAAAAAATTGTTGATCTTGTTTTTGCAAAATAGATGCTTGTTCTCCACCTATTCTATTTACTGTATTATTAAATTTATTTTGATCTTCGTATAATTTAATAGCTTTATTACATTCATCTTCAGTAATGTAATTATCATACACACCAATAAAATTATTTATACTTACTGTTTTTTCTATTGTTTGAATTATTTTATCTTCCATTTTATACCTTTATTTTATTTATTTGATCATAAGCATGGTTTTTATAAATACCATTTTGATTAACATAATGAAAAAATACCTGTGCCATACCTTCTCCTTTATATATACCAGGACGACCATGTTTTTGTTCACAACCAGCATATAATAAACCTTCTCCTTCTTCTAATTCTATTTTTTCTCCTTCAATTATTAAAGGCCAATTATCATATTTTTTTATACACACCGTAACACTTACTTCACAAGAAGGTCTATCTGTATGTTGTTTTAAATTTGCACCTAATACATAATATCTCCAATACGTAAAAGTAGGAAACAATTTTAAATTAGATTCTTTTTCAACTAAAGGTAATTTATTATCCAACAGACTCATCATTAGTGGATCATTATACCAAGAAGG